GTTACGGCCGCTCTGTGAGAATCTTGGATGCCGGGCAGAGCGCCATGCTCTAGAATCGGCTTCCACTTTTGCATTAGTTCTTCATTTCTCATTGTGGTTCTCCTTTTTTGAGATTTTACTTAGTATTATTTATAAAAATTTATTTTGCGGCAAAGCGGCCAAGCGATTCCGCATAACGAGCAACAGATGGATCAACATATGCTACTTGCTCTGCTTCTTCCGCAGTCTCTTCATTTAGAAGATCGGTTTCATCTTCCTGCACAGGAGCGGGAGCTTGTTCAGCAAAGTAGGAAGTTTTAATGGCTTCCATCTTAGTTGCAAACTCTTCTACTGATTCGTAAGACACGCCTTCTGAGAGAACACGCAATTTTTCGACTTGAGTGTCTGTTAAGTCCTCAGAAATAGTTTTGAATGCGATGTCAAGATCAGCCTTTTCTTTCGCTTCACGAACTTCAATCATTTGCTCTACGATGTCGTTGTACTTAGAAGTAGACTCTTCGAGTTTAGCTTCCAGTTCTGCAACTGCATCGATTTGCTCATCATCGATTTCCATGTTATGCTCAATAACAAGACCTTTGATACTTGTTAGCAATGATTCAGCGACTTCAACTTTAATGTTGCTTTCGACTTGAACCTTGTTGTCTTCCATCCAGCTTTCTACAACGTAGTCTAGATATTGGTCAACTTTTTCAACTAACTCGTCTACAGTAACATTAACTTGCTCCTGCAGATCACTTTCAAACTTTTCTTCAAGTGAGGCTTTTTCAGCAGTCACTTTTTGTTGTACAGCGGCTTCGAAGATAGCTACTGTTTGTGTTTTAAAATCTTCAGACAATTCGGTGCCTTCAAATAGACGCTCGACTGCTTCTTTCAGTCCTTCGTCATTTGAGCCCTGTGGTGTTTTAACATCATCTTCGATGTTATCTGCTTTTGGATCGGCTGCCTTTTTAACATCGCCTTTACGCTTTTTGACAGCGCCGCCAGCAGGTGTTACAGGATCAGCCGCAACAGAATCTTCACCAGTTGCTTTGGCTTCGTCCAAGTCTAGATTCTTCTCTAGTTCTTCACTCATTTGGTTTCTCCTTTAATAGTAGGTGTTTATCTATTATATTTATAAAAATCATGTTTTTGACAATGAACTTACAAATTTCTCGAAAAGAGCGGCTGCCTTGATCTCAAGTTCCCTTGTAGATACTTTAGCAGTTTCTCTGATCTCTTCTTCAATTTGATCAAATGCATTTGCCATTGTCCACGAAGAAGATGCTACATCATAGACCCAGTCAACGCCTTCCATAACACCCTTAACGAATGCATCTGGAGCTGATGGATCTGCAACGATATCTCCTGCAGTAGCTAACATAAAGTCGCTCTGCACTTCCATAACGCCATCTTTGTTCTGCTTAATAGAACCCATACCACGTGAAGAGATCCCTACGAGACCGCCCTCATCAATAAGATTTTTAACAATCTTACCCATAGGAGTTTCCATTATTTTAGCTCTACCAACAATGTTAGAGCCTTCTTTTCTTAAATCTGTAAACATGTGAGACACACGATCTAGATTGATAGTAGGACCAGCAGGATGGCCTAGTTCTCCGTATGCTCTATTCTTAGAAACATAAGATTCGTTGTAACGCTTAGTTTCTGCTTCTAAGATAGTAGCAGGATATAAACGTCCATTTCTGTTCTTGATATCACCTTGCATGATGATACCTTCAATGAAATAATTCTTTCCGGTCTTTTCGCCTTCTTCGTTTAGAATATCTTCTTTGAGATATTGAACGTCTTCAACGATTTCTTTGATTAGTAATGTCATGTTACTTACCCGCCGTCATTGCGAATTGAACGATCTGCATAAACTTTTTACTATCGTCTAGCATGCCCTCAACCTTCTTTTTGTTCGATCCATTCAACTGTTTGTGCATTGAAAGAATCATTGATGCTGTGGTCAAGTCGACCTTTTGCTTCTTACCGTCTTTAAACTTGATCTGTCCGATTGACTTCTTTTTTACGATACTTGCTAAATCTTCAAGTACGCCTTCGACAACAATCTCTGACTCAGCTTCTTCATAGACTTCTTTATCTTGACCTTCTTCACGATCGGCTTCACGCTTCTTTTTCTTCTTACCCTTGATCTCGCCAGAAAATTGATCATCTGGTGCGACAGGATGGTCACGCTTGTCAACGATATGTTTGTCTAAAAAATTCTGCTCATCTGGAGACTTTGGTTTATCTGTAGTCTCAGCAAGCATTTCCTTAAAGCTTTTCATTGTTGCCCCTTACTCTTCGGTTGTTTCCGCTTCTACGTCTACTTCAGGCTCTTCGATTTCTTCTACCTTGCCTGAAGGATACATGTCAGCATATTTTGTTTCGATAGCAGATGTCATTTTGTCTGCCATAATGTCTTGGAACTTAGACTCAAACTCAGTTGCGTCTTTGTCCATCGCATGTTTAATTAATTCTTTCACGCTCATTTACTATCTCCTTGTTTATATACTTATTTATATTCTTTTACAACTAGTCTATACGATCTTATGTTCTGCGCCGAAATCCATGTCTGAGTTGGAATCATCATCATTTTCAGAATCTTTTTCTTCTTCATCCTTAATAGCTTGATCCATAGTCTCAATTTCGTCTTCGTTCATATACAACACATTCTTGCGTACCCAGTCTTGCGAGTAGTACTTTCCAGTGTACTCATCAATGTCTCTGAGTAGTCCTAGTCGTTCTCTCAAAATCTCACTTGTTTTCAATTCTTCAAAGTGATTATCACTCATGAAGTCATAACGGAGATTAGATTGAATTTTAGCCCAATCTTCAGGAGCAATAACTCCCTTCAAAATTAACTGCTTCTCTAGTAGTTTGTCAAATAGCGTAGAGAACCTTGCTCTTAGTCTACTGATAAACTTACTAAATTTGATCTCATCTCTAGATATCTCTGAGGCTCTTCCTAAAGAAAACCCTGCATCAGATTCCATTCTTGAAATGGGAACGTTCAATGCTTTTAATAGACGCTTCTGAAAGTACATAACGTCATCAAGTTCGCCTAAGTTCTGACCGCCAGGTAGAGTAGTAATCTCTGTCCCTCTGCCGCCTTCACGTCTAGGTAACCAAAAATCATCAGTCATAGACATATGCCTACGATCATCTTTAACGTCACCTGTTGCCATATCATAGACTACACGATTCTTGTGCTTAGTCATCATATCACGTAGATACTGCTCTGCCTTCATCTTAGGCAAATTACCTACGTCAATATAAAAGATACGTCTTTCAGGCGCTCTTGAAATTCTGTAAATAACAACTGCGTCTTCCATCATACGCAACTGATTTAAAGGCTTGTATGCCTTATGTAAATGTGATAGTACTAGTGTACTATTTTCGTTAAGTAGTCCAGAGTTAGCGTTTACAATTGAGTCTTTTGCAATCTTAAGACCTGCCATTCCTCCCTGAGTACTACCATCTGCAAAACTTTGTGGCTTACTACCACTGATATTATTAAATCCCTTCTCACTGTAGACGTAATATTCGTTCTTAATCTTTTTTGCTACAGCTTGGTTATCTTTTTCACCAATCTTTTCGTTCTTATATTCACGCACTTTTCTTAGTTTGCGTGGATCAATATATCGTAATTCTTGAATGCCCTTCTTAGGAGCTTTAACATCAATCATCACGTGATAGTTGATTCTTCCATCAACATACCACTTTTGAAATGTTTCGTATCCAGTGTTAGAGAAGTCTAGCAGTTTAAGTACGCCATCGAACTCTTCTCTAATCTTTTTCTTAATGTTATCAGGCTGTTCTAAATCGTCTGTAACACACTCAACGACTTTTTGGTCGTTTGAGATTGAAATTGCTTCGTTTACTACATCGTCAATAGCTTGAGATACCTCAGGCTGTTGCATCATAGTTCTATATTTCTGTACAAGTTCTGCTTCTGACTTTGCAGTACCGTCCATATCCAAAAAAGTACTGATCCCAGTACCAGTTGCGGCGATATTTACAGCGCCGTCATCAGTTTGCGGTGTAACGAAAGATGGAATGTTGTCATTCTCATCCTGTTTCCGCTTTATTTCAAATCCAAATAAATCCATAGTTAATCCTCTAATAGAGGGAGAGAAAAACTCTCTCCCCTAATTATTGTCCAATTAAGCGTTGGTGCCGCCGGTGCCAGTAATGCCACCATCAACGTTCCACCAATCGTATTGGAATGTCACATCAAATCTTTCAATGTCGTCCGTAGTGTTCCAATCCATAGCAATAGAAGCTACTGCTGTTGGGAACAGACCATTAAAGTTATACGTTCTCAACGGTACACCAGTTTTTGAGTACTGAGTAATCTGTGCTTGTGACTTATACTCTGAACTCGCCGCTGTTGCCAACTGTCGTGTATTACCTTCGTGTGCATTGATTGAAGCCATCCAGTTTTCCATCGCATTGCGAATTAGGAAGTCTTCATCATTCATGATAGTAACAGTCCATTCAGCGAATGTTCTGTCACCTGCGATTTTTACTTTACGACCGAAATACGGGATCTCGATTGTGCCCAGAGTACTCTCTGGAATTGCTGCCGCCTGTACCATGAAAGGTGTTTTAAGATCGGCTATTGCATTTACAGGGTTTGTAATCTGTACTTGAAATAGCGATGCTTTAGCACCCCCGAAGGTCAGTTGGCTTTTAATTTCATTAATGTTGAAAGCCATTATTCATATCTCCTTTGATTAATATTTATTAAAACTGACCTACTACTTCAGAAAACTCTACGCCCGATCTAACGGCTACAAAGTTAAGCTGAATGAAGTTGATAGAACGTGCTGGCTTGATATAGATATCGCCAACAAATTGGTTACTATCAATGACATTCGAAGTGTTGTTAGTTTCGTCACAAACAACTCTGAAGTCATAGATACCACGTCTACCTTGAACATCTCGCAAGAAAGGCTCAACTAGGTTCTTGAACTGGGCTCTCGTAAAGTCATCGTTGAATTC